AATCCCCAAGATTGTAATTGCCAATTAGCTTCTTTGGAATCTTTCTTGCTGTTAAGTTTATTGAAAGCTCCCTCTACTTCACTCCAGGGAATTATTTTACCATCAGGCATTTTTAATACTTGTCTGCCTATATTATTTTCATCATAGATAAATGTAGGTTGAATAACTTTTCCCGAATTTTTATCTATAAAGAAAGCCTTATCGTTTCCTGAGAAAGTAGAGTTTCCAGTTCCATCACCATTACTACCGTTGCCGGTTTTCTTATTAGCTTTCTGTCTGGCAAGTTCAAGTTTAGCCATATCGTATTCCTGAGTAAACGCAAACTTATCTTTCTCTAATCCGTGTTTATAATCAAACTCCTCTATACTCATACCGGTAGGCGTTGTAGTACCATCAGCAAGATTATATATAACCGCATTACCATCTTTATCAACAGAAACGTTAATTCTATTTTTATCAAATTTAGGTAAATCAGTTGTTAACTGTTTTCCATCGTTTGTTAAAACAGGAACTAAGTTTTCATTACTACCGCCTGGCGCAAACCAAGTTTTACCATTGGCATCGGTAAAATATTGGTCCTTACTGAATTTGGGTTTTTCTGGCGCAGTTTCCTGTAATAACGGTAACGTAGTGTTTTGTGCCTGATTAATAAACGGAGTTCCATATTCGCCAAATCTACTAGCATAAGCTATATAGTCTAAAACATCTTGTCTCAGTTTTTTATTATAGTCGGAGTCCGGTATATCTTTGTCCGTAGCGTCTGTAGATAACTTTACATTGCTAAAGTTCTGAGTGTTTTTAGGTGCATCAGGTGTCTTAATAGTATCTGTTCTTATATTAGGAACATATACTTTGTTGCTCTGAACAGTAACTCCGTGATCACCACCTGCTCCGGGGCGATCTTCGACAACGTTATCTATAGGGGCATCAACTATTTTCTCTGAATCACGAGGCCTAGAAGGATCGTATAATTCATTAATATTCGGCTGTTCAACCGGAGTATTAGTGTTTTTAGACGGATCGTATACTTCCTGTTTATCTCGTTTTCCAAGTTTTTCTAACTTGTTGCCTAGAACCCAGTTATAAATTGAAGGCATTACCTGGGTTCTATTCAGACTTTTCCATAAATCTCCACCTGCCATTTTAGTATCCTGTTGGTTTTTCTTCTATTGTTATTTTTTTCTGAACTGTACCACCCTGAGACATCTGCGGAGGACCGCTTGGTGTTGTCGGGGGAACCTGCTGTTGCTGAGGTCCATTTTGACCGTGCTGAGTATCCCAATCCTGAGCCTGTTTGGATAAGTTCATACCCTGTTCTTTTAAAGCGTTTAAGCTATTTATGATCTGCTGTTTAGCGGTTTCGTCTGACGTACTCTGTAACTGATTCATTAAAGCCTGAGCCTTTTGGTTGATTTCAGCTATCTGCGCTGTGTATGGATTAGGTACATCTCCGCCTTCTGCCATAGGTTTAGCTACTCCGGCTCCACCTGCGCCACCACCAAAATTCTTTTTACCTAATACTTTATCTATGATGTCACCAAAGCCTGATGACTGAGCTTGAGGCCTGTTGTTATTAAAGGCCGGTGTTCCGGGAATTGCTTTTTGTTCTAGCATATTGTTCACCATTTGTCCTGCGTTATTGATTAATTTTAAATTTTCTCTGCCAATTAAATCGCCTGTAGGATTAGACTGTATCACTTCGCCAGGCTGAGCCTTTATTAAAGTGTTATCTCCATTAGGCTCTGTTGTCGAATTTACTGCGTTATTGGGGATTATCCCTGCAGTTGCATTATGAAAATCATCGCTATCAGGAATACTATCTTTTTCTTCTATAGGTCCACCCTCTGCAAATCCTTTGACAGCTTTACCAGAATGATTAATAGCCATTTCTATAGCCATCTTATGAGACTGGAGATTATCTAGCATCATCTTTAACTGTTTCTGTGCATCAGTATCTTTATTCGTAGCAAGTTGATTTTCTACTGCCGTGATCTTACCGTCAATATCTTTTAACTGTTTCTGCATATTCTCTACATCTTCGTAGTTACCTTCCGGCACATCTCCACCTTCTGCTAAAGGAACAAAAGGAAGCACACTCTTTGCTATTCCGAGTACATCATCAAGCCATCCTGGTTTACTATCTTCGTACTGCTCTCGCTGTAAATTTAACGCACCTTCCTGTAAATCAAAATTATTTATAGCGTTCCTTGCGTTAAATCGGTTATATTCATCAGCTCTAGCCTGTCCCATAGCATCCACTTTTCCCTTTGCTTGAGCATCTCTGGCACCCTGAGTAGCATAATACTGCGATACATTGGGGTTAAAACTACCATCTGCCATAGAGCTTTCTTGTGCCCTATTGGTAGTATCTGTTAATTGTTTCTGAAAGATATTATCTAGAGCCGCATTAAGCTTATCTCCATATCCCTCAGTAAGCCCCAAACTACCTTCTGTAATATCCCATTTGTTTTTAGGCTTCGGTGGCTGAAAGGTATTACCGAATATAGATCCTTTATTTATCATATTTGCCATTATTCTTCGTTTATTGTACTAAAGTTCCTGTAAATTTGTAGGTTTTTTTGCTTCCTTTTACGTATAAAACTCCATTAACTTCATCTAAAATATAAGAATTTGGATTGATAGTTGCAATAGTCGATTTTCCCGGTACTCCATTAACAACTTTTAACGGAGATTGCGGTTGAGTCTGAGCATTACTTATTTTTGTAGCTTGTAATTTAGTTTCCAATTTCTTTATATCCCGCTTTAGTTTGGGTTACTACCCGTTTAATCCTTGAGTTTATTTCATAAAACCGTATCTTCTTGTGCCAAGTAAGATCACCAGAAACATCTAAAGCTAAAGCTCTTTGTCTATCAGCTTTATTATTCTTCATAATAGCGCTTTCTACGGTTTGGGTTAAAACATTCCATTGGGCACTTTTAGTCTGTATAATCTGATCTAATTCCCTTAAAAGTTTTAACTCTATAGTAGCCATATTTCCATTAGGAAGGATACTATCTTTATTGATAGGCTTAAAATTAAGTACAGTTTCTATGTGATGAAATGGAGTATATCTTCCTAACGTATTAAAGTTTTCTCTGTAGTGATAACTTATAACAGAACCATCTGCATCTGTACCATCACTCATTTCGTTATCACCTAAAACCCTAATGGCTAATCCATCTGCAGTAATAATATAAAATTCATTATCTTCATCGGTGATAATATCAACCGGAGTAAAGTTAAAGGTGTAATTTCTCCATCCACGTTTACCTTCCTGTGGTTTTAAGGTGCAAACCCAGAAAGTATTATCGCCCACATAGGCCCACAATCTTTTCTTTTTAGGTTGCCACTGAAATATAAAAGAAGATTTATTGGGTAAAGCTAACCACTCAAGTCGTCTGTTGTTACCTAATAAGTCTAAAGGTTCTCCATCATCCGAAAGTAACCATACTCCTTGCTCATTCGCAAATACAATTCCGTAGTTTGTGCGACAAACAGTGTTAGGGTATGGACATCCCATCGTACTTTTAGAGTGAATTAAGCGCCACCCTACTTCTGATTGCCCTTCAATATTAATTATATGGTACGAGTTATTCTTAAATACCACAGGATTAACACCCAGTAAATTAATAGCAGTAACTTTATCTTTATCGCTAGAATCAATACTTCTTTTATTCTGTAAAGGAATAATGCTTTCTCTCTGAAATAAGCTATATCTTATAGCATCCGGATCTACGAAATCGTTAACAAACAATCGCCCTTGAGCAAAGATGCCAAGAGAACTTTTAAGATAAATTGCTTCTTCTGATATATACTGGCAGTCTGATTCTAATGTATTTCCGGTAGCATAAACGGAGTCTAAAGAAAAATATCCACTAAAGGTTATTGCCCCAAAGTCATAATAAGGTTCGTAAACAGAATTTTGCCCCGCACCACCCTTCTTTAATACACCTAAACTCGCAACATTAGAATAAGCAGGATCATCGAACTCATTGGTCGTATTTTTTAAGTAAGACAGCAATGCGGTTTGTCTGCGAGAATAATTGTGATATGGCTTAAATAAAAAGTTTGTATACTTAGATGTATCCACGTCTTTATCGAAACCATCTAGTATCATTATTTTCTGGAAGCCATCATATTTTAAAGCAACTCCATACATTTGAACGGAGTTAGTAGCAGAAGCTCCCGCAGAAAAAGAAACACCAAGTTCTAATCCTATTTTATGGTTAAAATATATACTATAATTAGAACCCGAATTATATTTATAAGATGCAGTATCGGGCATTACCGGTGGGACCGAATAATCCAACCACCATCCATACCTTTTACACCTATTTTGATAAGAAAATATTGTAGTATCCGGAGGAAGATCTAAAGTATCTTTGTTAACGAAACCAAACCATAAACCCCCATCTTTATTTATTAATGATTCTATACTGGTATTCGTTTTTATTAACCAATCATTTGTCTCAGGAGTGAAATTTAATTTCAATTCTCCCGAAGTTATATCGTTTGCCTCGTACACCAAAAAAGGAAAACGAACCAAGATACATTCATCCCCAGATGTCCAGTTTAAGTCGTTTAAGTTACGGTATAATCTTCCCTGTACAGTAAGATTATTACCTCCATCGTAAGACTCTATACAAGCAAAGCTCTCATTCCTTACTTTCTCTGTAGTTGCGCTATTATACTTAGTGAGGTTAAATAAAAACCATCCCCGATAAGCATCTACATCAGAGTAAGATAAAGCCGAACCATCTACGGTAAATGAATAAAGTCCCGTTTTAACAAAATCAACCACTGGTTCGTATTCTGTCAGCTCTATCCATTCATCATTCCACCCAACAGGTTTGGAGCTAATGTGGTTTTCGTAATTATTATTACTACCTACTGGATCTGTATTAGGTGCGGGTGGATTGTACCAGGCACTTACATATATCTTAATATTATTTACGCTATCCCTTATGTACAATAAAACTATAGAACGCCCTATAGGCTCGTTGAAACTAAATACCTTTAAACCGCCTGGTATAATATTGTAACCAGAAGGCATAGTAAAGCCATCCAGTAAGTTACTATTTACTGTTCCATTACGGGTTTCTATAATACCGGTTTGTTCATCATAATCAACGTTCTCTGCAATAGCTAAAGAACCATCAGGCCTATCTAAAGGATCTCCTTCTGTTATTAATCCTATAGGAAATGCAGGACGTTTTATGATTAAATCTTTTCCACGATCTTCTATCATTATTCGGTAGTTGTTTTCTTGGGTCTAAAAGATTCCAGTACGGCAAGAACCAATTCATCAAACTTACTGCTTGGTAAATCCATATAATCTGTAGACGCCGATAACGTATTAACTTCCCTTAAATACGTAAGTCTATAAGTGAAGCCGGTAGAAGTCATCTCAGAACCCACATAGATTTTTATTCTGCGTGACTCTGTGGTATAATAAATACCGTTATCAAAATATACGCTGTTAGAAATATTCTTAAAAGTTTCGGGTTCTATATAGGGAACTGTTCCGTAATTATTACCCGAACCATCAGTAGCTATCAACTCTATTATTTTTGCAATAAAAGGATTAACTGACTCTATCTCTGTAAAGGTTCTTTCTCCGCCGGTGAAATCTATGGTTGCGGACTGATAATATAAGCTCTCAATATCAGGGTTACTTGCAATTAATTTTTCTGCAATAATTTTAGACTGAGCATTAATTTCCGCAACAATTTTAGGCTTCAAGTTAACATCAGGGATATTAACTTCCATACGGCTTAAAACTCTATTGACAATATCGTCAAGCGTATAAATACGTGAAAGCGGTGTGCCGTTCATTATTCTTTAATTAAAATTTGTGTTAAAAATTCATAAGCTAATTTTAAGATCTCTGTATCGTATCTTGCAGGAACAAGAAAATCAGAAGCTCCGTTGTAAGATAGGTCCTGATGATCTTTGACATAATAGGCAATTGGTGGATCTCCCAAAGGATCTGCGGGAAACCAATGTATAAATCTTCCGTATTCAGTCCAATGATAAGTAGGCCTAGAACTATACATTGCAGTCGTTTCGGGATTATACTGCGACTTCAACCCCGCCCAATCCTTAAACTTCACAGGAAATGCGTATGAACCGGCAATAGATAACCTAAGCGTTTTAGCGCTATTAGTTATAGAAGTCGAAGGGCTGACACCCGAACCCAATGAAGCGCTTCCAAGCATTTCGTTAAAAGTTTTTTCAAGCGTTTCATTATCCTGGTCCGCAACCGCTTTACTTATAAACTGCCCTTCTGCTCTATTTAGCGCTAATAGTCTCTGACTAGCGGTAAACTCTTCACCGTTTGCAGTAGCCACACCCACTTCATCGTTAAGTAACTTACTGAGATCTATGCTTAACTGATTTAATCTTGGCGTAGCCATTAGTAAAGTAACTCACTTTCTTTTATGTAAATATTTCTTTTTACATTTAAGGGAGTATTTGTTCCCATAATAGATTCAATTACGTAATTCGTTACAAGGTCAAAGTCTTTTACAAGGACATCTATCTTTTCCGTTGTAGCTAATGGATCCCAACTAGGTAAAGTTGGTGGTCTATAAAAACTCAATAAAGCTGTAATAGAATGTAAATTTGTCCAACTATTAGCACTTCCTAAAGTAAGAACGTTAAATAGTTTATCGTTCCCACGAAGGGCGCAGATGCCAGTATTTTCTTCCGGTACAGAAGAGTTAACAGTATCGCTATCCCCAATACTGATCTCTATATCCTGGATATAAACTATACCCGTAGGATACTCTATTAGGTCCGGATTAGCTTCCTTAAGAGTACAAGACAAAAGCTTACTTGCCTGTAGTCCTGATGGAGAAATTCCCACCCACCTTGTAAGATCTCTGCTATTTATAAAATCATTCTGAGATGCGTTAAAGAAATCTACTTCTTCTACTGCATCAAATATTCCCAGATCATTGTCTGTATAAAAAGCGGCGTATCTCGTTATAGCTTTGTTTATAACCTGTTTTAACCTATCATCCGATATAACTATTCGGGGATGTAAGTTATTTTTTACGATACTAAAAAAATCTGTTACTAAAGTATTTGATAACATTATTCGGCCTCCGCATACGATTCTACTAATACACGCCATTTTTTATTCGCAAAACCAGTCATAGGTATTTGAATAGAATTACTCCAGGTATGAGAACTTTGCGACCATAGCTGTATCCTGGCTTCGCTTGAACCGTTAACCCAAGTACATCTTATTTTGTCTCCAATTGTCACGCTAATATTATTACTAATACTAATAATCGTATCGTTTCCACTACTTGCTAATTGATAAGTATAAGTAACACGTTTTATTTTGCCAGTATATAAGACTGGAACACCTGTGGTATCGTAAGGCAAAACCCCTACACCTGCCGATGTTACATTAGATGTTAAACTATCACCGTAAAAGGCCGTTACATAAGAAGTTTTTATCTTTAATGTATCGTTTTCTGTTTTGGCGAACTCATTAGGAATTATATTTAAAGCGTTTGATACCCAAGCTAACCCTAATCCCGCTACAGTTTCCAATATACTTATCTGTTTACTTGCATTTAAACCTATGCGTACTCCATCGGTTTTTACACTTAAGCCACTTGTACCTATAGTTAAACCGCTATCAATAGTTAAATACAAACTATCATTAGATACGGTAATGGGATTTTTATAATAAAAAAATACGCTATCATCTTTAACGAAGATAGGTGACTTTGTATTAACAACCAAAGCGTTTGAGATCCAACTCAATCCATTACCTGCAACTGCATCCGGTATAGTTAATTTAGTATTACTTAAGAATGATAACCTGGGACTTCCAAGCCATACTTTGAGACCGGTTGCGCTTGATGTTAATCCACTATCAAGTCTTAAGTTCACAGCAGGAGACGTACTATACTGTATGTCAAAATGATTGCTATTCCAATCAATATATAAACTATCTGCATCGCCACCAAAGATATTTGATTTCTGAATATAAACCGTATCACCCTTTAATTTTAACGGTGGCCTTCCAAGCACCCTTAATCCACTATCTGAGTTTACCTGTAATCCACTCCAACTATATCTTTTAAGTCCTAATGTATTAGGTGTCAGATACAGGGGCGCTGAATAAGCAAAAAATAAACTATCATTACTTATCAGTATGGGTCTAAGTGCATTTACGTTAAATTTATGAGACGTAAAATTTAACCCATCACCTGCAGTTAAACTATTAATTCCCAATATCCCCGCTACCAGTAGAAATTCTTCTGTAGTGATCCCTACAACACTATCGTTATAAGCTTGTCCAAAATTAGTTAAAACTAAATATGGATTTTTATTTAAAATACTGTCTCTCCACGCACTTGTGTAGTCGGAAATATTTTCAAAGCTTGTAACTGTATTTAAGATAAAATACTTTCCATCATCAGCGCTATCCCGAACTGAAAGATATGCGTTCTGAAAAGTACTAAATCTTGGGTATACGTTATTGTAGTTTGGACTTATAACTACAACTCTCCAGGGATTGACCTGGCTAGAGAACTGAGAAAAACAGTGGTTAGTCAGTAACCCCAATAAAAGTATTAAGCTAATTATTATTTTTTTCATCTTATAACTCTCTAAAGTCGATCTTCTCGTTATCAGAAGTAATCGGTTTTATGTAATCTGTTTTGTATTTTTTGTAAATAGATTCGTAAAACGGAGCCTTCCCGTTAAACTCTTCATATTTTAAAGCTATCAGCATAGCGGTTCCATACTTTAAATATTCCTGATACATAAATGGAAGGACCGTTCCTATATCATAAGAACAGGCTTCATCTTTGCCGGGTATTCTGCTATACTTTATTCTGATTCTATAGCCGGTAATTGAATAAGGCCGTAATATATAAAATCTATTTCTATCAAAATTATAATACTTTGGTGTTGCAATAAAAGTATCTCTTTGATAGTTTTTATACATTTCGTTAGTCAGCTTTGTTAACGGCTTTCCTGCTAATCCGTTAGTATCTATAACACATACCTCGTCTATCCTTAAAATAGACTGAGGAGTATCTATTACACTCAGTAATGAATACTCCTCAGTATTAGGAATCATAGCGAACTCAAGATCTTTATCATCTAAACAAAACGTATTTTTCGCTATCTCTTTTTGGATAAAATTCTCAAAATCAAAAATTTCATCATCTGTCTTTATAACTCTATAGGATTGATCATTAAACTGAGACCTAACGAAACTAACAAGTTCTCTACTCTGTTCCGCTGTTATCGGTCTTGGCATCTGTTATTTCCTCTTTCGGTTTATTGCGTTCCAAGATAATGTTGTCCACATATTCGCATACGTGGGTTTTCTCTTCCGGTGTAAGTTTACTGAAAGAATTAGTAAATTCCTTTACTTTAAAATCGTTACGATAAATATATTTATCTTTATCTACCTCAGCTTTACCATCTATTCTTTTATAAAGAAAAGGAAAGTCTGAAACTAAAAGTTTACAGAACTCTTCGCTGACAATAGCATCCGGTTCAAGTTCAACTGTTTTTTCTAAAAAGGGATCGTTAAGTTTTACCGGTATTTCTTTACTAGTATCTATTAAAAGTACTCTTGCTGTTTTGCTCATAGTTATATTAAGTTTTAGAAAAAGGGGTACATTATAGTACCCCTATTTTCTTTAAATGATTATTTGATTATGAAAGTGTTTCGGACTTCCAGGTAGTAGCATCAACCTTTAAGTTAAAAGTAAATCCTACGCAATCATAAATTATACTTCCTACCGGAAAAGCGTTGTATGTAGAAAGTGTTAAAGTTCCTGATGTCCACCAACCTATATAAACGGTATTACTTCCGTCATATTTCTGTTCAAGTATTTTAAAACCTGAGAGATTGGCTTCTGATATACCAGTTATTGATGCAACTGATTTACCAGGAGATGCGAAACTGGTTGCAAAAAATTTCATTATTTATTCTCCCTTAAAAATGCGTCTACATCAAAAGGCGCATTTAATGTTCCGTTAACGAAAAAGAAAAGATCAACTCTACCGTTCTTTAAGCTTTCTGTCAGGTTTGGTGTCGTTAATACTACGTTCCAAAACGGAGAAGCCTCGAGATCGGTAATGCCATTCAGTGTATCGGTCATAACAGTAGCTCCGTTAGTCGGTACGGTCTGTATGCCGGTAAGAGTAATTGTTAACCCTTTGCCAAAATAAAGACCATTTAATGTTACAACTGTAGAGTCTACTGTTGTCTCTCCGTTTACCTTAGCGCTGCAGTAAACTGTTTTACCTTGAAACGGAGTTACTTCTATGGGTCCTATAGTAACGGTAGTTCCGCTATCTACGCCTGTAGCCCACACATGTAGATAACCGGTTGACTGTCCAAGTACCCACTCGAAACCATTGTCATCTGCAAAAGCTGATGCTCCCATTGCTAAGAGCATCAGTACAGGTAATATTATGCGTGTAATAAATTTCATTTTCATCCTTTCAAATTATGATACTAATGGTGAATATGTAATAACCATAGCTGAACCAGTGTTTTCTACGAAAGCATTTGCTCCGCCACCAAGCTGATTATCTGAATCGAACTGATCAGGTCTTTCAGCTCCGGCTATCATATAAGCGCCGATTTCTTTCTTCCTCTGGTGATCCCAAATTTCCTCTGTAAAGGAAATTCTCTTAGCGATACCTACGTTAAGAGCCTGTTGTCCAAGTATAATTGAGCAACTTCTTGGTCCGCCATCTCTTTTGGAGATAAGCTCAAAGTTGTCAGCACCTGTATCTTCTGGCCCGTAAACCGGATAACCGCTTGTAGGTGCAGTAACGTAACCGTCTACGTGAGTATTGGTATGTACTGCCCAAGCATCTATATCCTCATAGAATAAGAAACCACCGTAAGCACCAACGCAACCCTGCAGTAACCAGTTTTTAAACGGATCTTCTTCTCTTGGAAGGATAGTAGTAGCTACTTCTCTCCAGTCAGGATCACGTCTTAACTGATATTTCTGTGCAGATGAAATCATCCAAACATAATAGTCGTTACCAGCTATATTAACTGATGGAAGTATTCTTTTCTGCGGAAGCAAAGAAGCCATCTTATCTATTAAGGCTGTGTTAAAATGATACTGCGATGTATTAGCTAATGAGTTTACAGCTGTTTCAACATCTGACTCATAAGCGGCTGTGCCCGGGAGGTTGGTGTAAGTATCAGTTAAAGCGTTATATGATACCCAACCTGTACCAGGAACGTACATATTCGGATGTGAAATCTTTGTTAAACCTCTACCGTATGATGTGGTAGCTAAAGCTAATTCGTAAGATTTACCATTAAACAGCGCATATTTTACCATAGCTGTATTAATATATCTCCTAAAGAGATCGGTTAACTCAGGCTGAGCCTGACCTACGAGATCCGGTAAATACTTTTTATATACCAGTTCTGAGTAATGACCGCTTTTAACGGAAACAGCTTTTGAAATTTCATTAACTCTGATTGTCTGGTATACGAAAGCTGTACCTTCGCCTTTACCCTGCAGGGTATCGTCACCAAAAGTAAACTTACCAAGCTTTGTCCTCTTAACGGGGATCATCATATCTGTACCACCATCACCCTTAGAGAAATCTTCAAACACGTTAATAGGATCTTTTGCAGGAGAAACACGTTTCATATCAAGCATATTGCCGATAGGTGAAACTTCTACAACGCCTTTTTCTGCAACGTCCCTGTTAACAAACTTACAAAAACGCAGATATGGCTGTTCTTTCCATATCTGTCTATACATTTTTTCGGCACGAAGTTCTACATTCGCCCTAATTGTATCTTCAAAAAATATCTGAGACATTTATATACTCCTATGTCGTTAGTAATTCTTTATCTAAATTTGCGATTGCGAGATCTAATTCTCTTCCACTTAATCCTGCAACCTGTTTGGGGTCAAACGGATTAACAGTTTTGCCCGTTGGACTCGAGACTCCACGCGCACCTAATGTATTCATACTTGTTCCCTTAGCCAATCTCTCCAATTCTTCCTTTGCAGATGTAGCCGAAGGAGCAGGAGTGCTACCCGATGGAGCGGGAACAGAAGTTAACTTAGGAATTAAGTCGAAGTTCTGGATAAGAAAGTCACTCTTCAAAGCATCCTTGTCTAGAAAATTAGGAACCCCATATTTTTCTTTATAGTACTTTGGATTTTTTTCTGCTTCTGAGAAAAACGTTTTTATCCTGGTTTTAATGTCGGCCTGTAGATCAGCAGGAATGTTGGGGTTTACCTTATAAAGGTAATCAACAACATCTGTAGCGAAGCCTGTTACGGCGTTCTCGTTTGCTACACCGGTTAAAGCTATAGTCTTTTTAGTGACTTTTATTTGATCCTCTATGTTCGCCTTAGCGTCATTAAAGGAAGCCACTAAACGATCATAAGTAAACTTATCTTCATCGTAAACGGCTTTCCACTCGTCCCTTGTTTTAGGAACAGTTGTAAGTCCCGCTTCCGAAAGAATCTGTCTTACATTCGGATCGTTACCCATAACATCATAGGTTTTCTTTGTAGCGAAGGCAGAGTCGTTCTCGTCAAGCTTTACATTGCTGTAGTCCTGCAACTCTTTCTCAAGATCAAAATTAACAGTTTGTTCAACTGGTTTTGCCGGAGCTTGGCGTGACTGAATAAATTCATCTAATGATTTAAATTCAGCTAGTTCGGGATGCTTTTCCACCTGCGACTTCCACAGGGGATCTTCAACCGACTGCTCTAGGTCCTCTTTTGCGGGTGCTGTTCCTGCGCCACCGTTAAACTCAAGGATAACAGGGGCACTCGCATTGGGATCTCCGCCTTTACCATCTTCATTAGAAGGACTGGTTTGGGCTATTAACGCATCAATATCGTCAACTGTGTTGATGTCTACGGATGCAGGTAAATCTTTAGTTTCTGCCATAAGTTATATAATATATAAATAGTTTATTAAATAATCAAATTTAAAAGTTACTGTACCGGCACTCCACCTTGAGGCATTGATGTCTGTACCTGCGCTTGAGCTTGTGCTGTTACTTTATCTATGTACTCTATCCATTCGGATTTATTAGGCATATCGGCTAATTCTGCAATAACTTTCCAATTAACCAATTCCCCGGGCATATACTGTATCATCTGCATAGCTCTCTGGAATGATTCTTGTCTGCCGGTAGCCGAAGGCCTGGTCCTATCTATTGCAACCTTAAATTTACCTTCTTTTAATTGCTGAACGGCTGACTGAAATGAAGGTAATACGCTATTAAGTTCGGGAGAACTAGCCACCAATTCCAGTAACTGAGTAGGAGACATAAAAGCTTTAATATGCTGAATACAGCTATCGGCATCTAACTGCTGAGATAAAGCCATATTATCAAATATATGTTGGTGCATTATCTCACTCTGCTTAATCTTGCTGTCAAATAATACGCCGGTCTCTGCAGAGCTTTCTTTAAATCCACGATAGTTCTTGCTGATACCAAGAATACTTTCTATGAGTTGCGCATCCTGCTGAGCATACTGAAACATAGTTGCGGGAACCTGTCCCGGTTGAGACCTTGTTGGGGCAGTGTGTCCTGATTTATATCTCTTTACGAAAGTCTTAGCTCTGGTTTTCCATTCGTGCATATAATCATCAATAGCGCCATCTTCTGCTATCCAATCTCCACCAACGGAATCCATAGCATATTCAAGCAATACTGATTGACGCTTATTAAAGCTATCGTTAATATCTATTACGTTATCAAATACACCCTGAGCATCTACTAAGTAAGGCTTAATGTCATAAGCTACTTCGGGTTTATATGCAAAATTCTTTATTCCTTCCGGATAAGGTTCTTCCACTATAGCCATCTGAATTGCGGGAACTATGATCGTGTGCCATAATTCCTGCTCTACGATATCAAAACGTTCATATTCGGGATGCTTCTCCAGGAAGCCACCAATAATTTCTTCTGGATACTTAGTTGCATCTACCTTCTCACCGGTCTGCGAATTAAGTAAAACTATAGTCGTAGTATCTCTTTTTTCGTGATGATCTATAACCCTGTACCTTCCGGCTCTAAAATCCGTAAACTCTTCCTGTTCTCTTGATGGAGCTACGTCATTCCAGGATCCACCGGAATACTGCTTCTCATACCAAACGTTTCCACGATTAGCCGGTTCCAGAAACTTTAAACGATACTCTGCTTCTTTTCTTATAACATTATCATTAGGGAGGGACAGTATCTGCTGCGCTGTCATCCATTGAGTGTCCTGCATATAATGACAATCATCTAACTGTAGGGACCTGCAGGTATCATCCCATCTTATTCTTAGCGCATCAAAAGCTTTAAATACCCAGTGACCTTTTCTATAATCCCAGTAATCGTGTCCCCAACCCACTCCACCAAATATGGTATGAATGAATTGTTTTGATTTTTCCCAATCGTAACCACACTGATTATAGTTCCAATACATAGCTTCGGTTAACATCTGAGCTACATCCGAAGATCCACCCGCATAAGGAACAGCTTTCATATTCACACGAGACGTCCTCTCCGTTCCCACAAGAGCATTACGCATTGGTTCTATTAGATTATAAGATAAAGCCGGTCTTTTTTGGTCCAGTAAGATCTGTTTATCTTCGGGATTCCACATATTGCCGGTAGCTTTTTCGATTACCTCAATGATTTTTAGTTCACGCTTTGCGTATCGACCTTTGAGATAATCGTAAAAATTTAATACTTTTTGGTAGGTATCTGTAATTATTTCCATTTACGCTGACATCCAAGATTTAGTTTGATTTCTGCTATCCAATAACTTCTTTGCCCACTTAGGTAAAGCTGAGTACGATTTCCTGGGGACGCCAAGATCTCTATCTGCTTCAAGAGTAAAAGCCATAGCCATAACCCTATCATCAAAACACCTATCTCCGGCTCCCGACTTTCCTTTATTAAGCGCACTCATTCCACCACCTTTACCGTAGATAGTTTTCTCGTGGTGTACGAAAGTTTCGCTTTCCTGCCAAAATTCTTTTTCACGACATTGGAAAGAACCTTCCCTAATTTGTTTATTAAGGTTAGCTATTATAATTGGTTTTGACGCAGAAGTTGTTTCAAAACCAAGCTTTTCCTTATTTATCTTCTGAGTTCGCTTATCTAAGCTACGACTAATATACAACTTTTTATAGGTATCTTTCAAACCAGAAAGCACAACCTTACCATCGTTATTACGTTCAATGCAATAATAAACGTCATTATTGTAAAATCTAGCAAGTTTTAGTAACTCATTCGCAATGAGATCCGAATCCTTTATTCCGTGCCAGGACGCTACAGTTCTGCGGGTTAGCCGGTCCATAACATAAACCGCAGTAAAGTCACCACCAACTACACCTTCGGATACGTCTACTCCCGCACAGTAACGGTTAACATAAGGTTCAGTATCGGGATATTCGTATACCTTTAAACTTCCGTTCCCATCGGGAATAAGTTTAACGCTATTTTTCTTTTCGTCCACCCATCCTAAATATCCCTGAAACTCAGGTGGGGTACATTTTTCTTCGTTTGTCAAACAAGTATTCATATCAAATACTGTGCTAGAACTGGTAAGGAAACACTCAACATCATTAGACGGGTACTCTTGTTTAAATAGATCTAATGGCTTTAAGTACGGGTGATTATTACATTTATTCCTAATATACCACCTGCGCCAATTAAGCTGTTCCCAGGATAATTTATAAAGCTCTCTCTCTACATCTTCCTGTCCGTACTTATCGATATTTCTGTGGTTTAATACTGATTCCATAAACTCTTCTTCTTCTTGCTTATTGCGAAACGGAAGGTAGTATTCGTCAAAATCGAACCAAGAATAAAATATAGGATGCCATTCGCTATTACCGGCTTTAGCGTCCATATAATAATTATAAAACAAACCACCCTTACCATTGGGGGTTGATTCTAACCAGATCTCAGTGCCGGGAATATCTTTAATAGTTTGCATAATACTGGAAATCAAAAGGGTATCCTTATAAAAAGCCACTTCCGAACCGTGCATAAAAGTATAAGCCTGTCCCCGGCCTGAGTCTGTTCCGGCAGTATAAAGCTCTATTCCACTTCCCATTTCCTTACCCAGGAAAGAGTCCATCATCAACTCTTTCCTGTTAGAGTACTTAAGGGAAGGTTGTATTTCCTTGGGAAGATTATTATAATAAATCTTAGACATACCAAAAATGAAGTTCGTTGAAGGTATATCCATAGATATAGTTGCAGTCCTGGAGTAAGGGATTAAATGTAAATCTTTAAAAGCTCTTGACGTAATGTAAGTAGAAAGACCTTCTCGCCTAGCTTTTAATACTACGGCCCTGACGAAACCATCTTTCTTTTGTATCTCCTGTACCCGTTTATCGAGCTTTCTTTGGATAGAATTAAACTTAAAAGGTATTAAGGTTTTTTTATCGGTTTGAATAAATAAACAATTCTCGCAATAATACTCGTGATCCACGAGGCTTCTTGCATAAAACTCTGATATAGTTTTTTCGTTCCAGTTTTTAATCATTTACCGTAATACTTAAAGAACCCTTCATATCCTTTTCTTCTTCTGCGCTGTTCCGCTTTTGATACATTCTCGTAGTAAAACTTATGATATTCTGCGGGAGTAGACGGCAATAGCGCCAATGTTTTTGCTTTAAGTTCCTGTTCTTTTAGATACTCCTTAGAGATCTTACTATTCTTTTGTGAAGGGTATTTAGCCTTAAACATATTCTTTATCACGTAAAACTGAACCGGAGTTATCTTATATTGTCTCTGTACTTCCCGAACTCCCAGTTTAATTGCAAGAGCTTCAAATCGGGACTTGGTCCATCTATACTTTTTTATAATAGCCCTACAGGGCGATATATCTTTTACTTTCTTAGGAACAGTATTTTTTTGTACCATATTTTCCTTCTTAATTCCACCGGCCAGGGCTTCTTTGTATACTGACTGGGGCGCCACACATCATTAATTTTAACTAAAAAATAAAGCATATCGGAAACAAAATATTCGGAAACTATATGACTAGAAACAGTCTTAACAACAAATACCGGATTACTCTTCTTCTGTGGTATAATCTGTTTCGATATAATCGTCTGACCTATTATTGATATGTTTATCAGCAGGAGGCTTAGCAATATCTTCAAATCGTACCTTCCTTTCGGTTGTTATCTTTTTTGTTATCTTACTATTACTATTCGTATTACCTATAAGTATATCTAGTAATCTAAGCAATACTCCGTGTCCTTTAGGATCTTCCATGGCTACTTCAAAAGCTCTATCAAGTAATTGTTTGCGCTTTCCTATGATCCTGCGGATAGTATAAGCTCTACCATAATCTAGCGCCTTCTGTTCTACTTCTCTAAAGAACTCCTCAGATACTTCACCTACTACCTTCTTAGATAACGCAACTCCATATTGTTCAGATAGTTCACGAACATCAGCGCCAAGAGCCTTCTCTACAGAACGATAAAGGTGGGCGTCGTTGCCCACCGAGATCGTATCTACTTCTACAGGCTTAGTTAATACCTGTATTACCTTATTGACTGGGATATCTTTTTCTGCCATTATATAGCTGTTATACTTAGGAAGATGACCTCTCCATCATCATTTGATACTATACCAGGACGCTTAGGTATTTCCTGGCACCCGCCATCTTTCGCCGGTTCGTTGCAATCTGATTCCATCTTCTTACCTTCCTTGACCTTACCTAACACTTTGCTATACTGGTTGTGACAGCCTGCCTTTTCGGCTCTGGCTTCCTTAGTAGTTGTGCCGGTATT